GAAATACGAGTATGCGAGTCTTCCTATGGACAGGAGATAGGTGCCAGATGTTACACCCAAGGTAGACAAACTGCCTAATCACCCGCGCTTGCGCTGGCTGTGTAGTGCAGGCTTGTCGTTAAGCCTTGGTGTGTGACATCCAACCTATGTACTAGCTTTCAATGAGAAGGAGACCCCACGCAGTGAAATTCGATGGGGTACCTGCTCATGTATATCTAACACTCACATTCTAGAACTATTTTTGCAAATGTGGTTCTTTTCGATTGTATTCACTTTATATTATGTTATCTGGGGAGTGAGGACGGAGTGAGATGGGAGTATTTATTATTTTTTTTGAAATTTACTTGACAAGCTTTCTAATTAACCTTAGCTTCGTGCCTCCTTAGTTAGCTTATTATAAGACTTTGCTTTATCAAGTACAGTTTATTACTTTCTTAGGTACCTAAGGACTAAATCGAGACTGCTAGGAGGAATCTATGACAGCAAAAAAGGGCAAAAAACCCACCAATAAAGAAAGAGACCATGCTCTAACCCTACATGACGCAATGATACGCGAGATAGGGACAAAGTTTAACGGTCTACACAACCAAGTTCAAGATTTTTTCGCCGTATTTTCTATGTTTGTGGAATTACTGGAGAAAGAGGACGAATTTGCAGAATATATAAGTACTAAGGTAGAGGAGGCTAAGAAAGATGCTATTAAGAAAGCTGAAACTTCCGATATTACTGTCCCAGTTAACAAAGTTGTTGCTGATGAGTCTTAAATTGTTGTATCTTCAGGCAAGAATAGGTGGATTGAGAATATTTCACATAATTGAAAAGGAGGTTCTATGTATAGTGAAGACTTTGAAAGGATAATCGAACAGGTTATAGAATCAGAAGGCGGCTATGTTGATGACCCAACAGATAAAGGCGGGGAGACTAAGTACGGAATAAGTAAGAAAGCTTACCCAAAAGAAGATATAAAGGCTTTGACAATAGAAAGAGCCAAAGAGTTGTATTATCTTCATTATTGGAAGCCATCTAAGACTTATCTCGTGCCTGAGCCACTACGCCATGTATACTTTGATATGGTTGTTAATTTTGGTACTAGGGGTGCTGGTAAAGTGCTTCAGAGTGCTATCAATGGCAAGTACAAAGGAGCCGTGGTCGTTGACGGAAGAGTGGGTCCTCAGACGCTCAAGAGCATTAAGAAGCTTGAAGTCGACAGACTCAGAGCATATAGAGTCCTAAAGTTTGCTAGTATAGTAGTAAAAAACCCACCACAGGAGAAGTTCTGGTTTGGGTGGTATAGGAGGGCTTTACATGTCTAAACCTAAAATTCAAGAATCAACTTGGACTCCAGTAAAGGGGACTAATGAGAGGATAGTTAATCTTATAGCGTACCGCTTAGAGTATGGACAGAGCAAATACAAGCAGGACATGCAACTGAAAGACGGGCGAGATATGATTGAAGAATCCTTGGAAGAACTATTAGATGCTTGTGTATACATTGCTACTGAACTTCTTAAGCTTAAGGATAAGGTGGGGAGATACAAGGCTAACGGATTAATTGGGAGAGACTACTAATGATAGAGATATTACTACTTTTTATACTTGTTCTTGTCTTTTATAACAGTAAGTTATGGGAAAAGGGAGAATGGCAAGTGAATAAGACAAAGTGGCTTTATTACTGGAAAAGCAAGTAATGCCTACACCGTTCATGTGTCATGGCTGTGATAAGCCGACAATGAATATTGATGGCGTTTGCGATAGTTGTGTACAAGATAACCATACATCACAAGGATGGGAAGAAGTCGTACCCGGTGTATACGCAGAAAGAAGCGAAGGAGAGCGGGGTCCAATTTTCCCATTGGAAGTTAGCAAAAGAAAAAGAGTACTGCCTAAGCGATGATGGGTTTGTTTCCATTGTCTTAAAACGAAAGAAGTATGAATCTGACCGCAATCAACCTACTCTATATGTCCGAACTCCATATGGATACATCATGCACAACCCAAATTACAAAACACAAAAGTTTTATGCTGAGGGCAGGTCTACCCCTTGGACCCTCTCTGGGAAACCAGCCCTTGAAGTTCAGTCTCGTTCCGAAAGATGGAGGAACCTTGCCCTCGCATATGTTTCAACTAATTTTGATGCTAATCTCGCCATTGACTTGGTTATGGGGCAAACTACCCCACAACAAAGAAGGAGATGGAAAAGGAGGATTAGAACAGAGGAGTTCAAGAAAGTGGTAAGAGATGAGTTAGATGTACTGCTAAAAGACTCAGGTAAAGACCGTGAGTATGTAATGGACTTGCTGGAAGAGAGCATCCAGATGGCAAGAGACAAGAACGATGTGACTAATATGATGAGAGCTACTGAAAAGCTAATGTCATTACATGGTATGGATGATAAAGACACTATAAAGACCACTCGTTCACTAGAGGGTGTCTCAACTAGAAAACTTATAGCCGATGTTCTAGAAGAAGAACAGAAGTTGAAACTAACAGAAACAACGGAAGGTAATGGAGAATTACGAGGAGAAGTATCAGAAGCTTCAAGTTCTCAAGAAGTTTAGGGAAAATATTGGGCTATTTGGGAAAATTTGTTTCCCTACTGCTCTTAATAGGGATATTCCTCCTTTTCACAATGAACTCTATTCCCATCTTAGGAATGAAGCTAGAAAAAGGCTTCTTATTGCGGCTCCCCGTGGTACTGCTAAGTCTACTACTGTTTCTCTCATTTACCCCTTATGGAAGGTCGCATTTAAACCCAACCATGAAGACTTATTCATTGTCATTATATCAGAAAGTCAAAGCCAATCTATCAACTTTCTATCAAGGATAAAGTACCACCTATCCCATTCTAAAACATTTTCAGATAACTTTGGAGAGATGGGTCCTACTACTGCTCGTAGATGGACTAATAATGATATAATCCTCGCCAATGGTGCTCGTATAATTGCTGTGGGAACAGGTCAGAGAGTTAGGGGGTTCATTGAAGGTGACACCAGACCTAACCTGATTATCATTGATGACTTTGAGTCTGAATTAAACGCATTTACTGCCGAGGCACGAGCAAAGAACAGGAAGTGGATAACCGAAGCTGTGATACCATCCCTCTCAGATGATGGCAGAATAACTATGATAGGGACTGTTATCTCTGAAGATTGTTTTCTTTGTTGGGCTAAAGAGTCTCCAGCATGGGATGTACTATGGTATTCAATATGGGATGACGATGAGAAGTCATTATGGGAAGCTAGGTTTCCAAAGAAGAGAATATTACAGATAAAGGACGAGTTCGCCTCTGTGGGCAATCTAAATGGATTCTACCAAGAGTATATGAATATTGCTCAGTCTCCTGATGAAGCTCCATTTAAGCCAGAATACATAAAGATACATCATTATGATTATGAGATTAGAGATGGTCAGGCTATACTTGTTAAAAAGTTACCAGACGAAGATGAGGAGATAGTTCCTGTAGCAGTTTACTCAGGAGTAGACCCAGCATCTTCTTTATCTATTAAGGCTGACTTCTTTGTTATTGCTACTGTGGGGATTGATAGTAAGGGGAACCACTATATGATTAACCTTGTTAGGACGAAAGTTGACCCTGCTGAACAACCAGACATGATAATCAAGATATTTAAAAAATATAAACCAAGAAGGATGAAGATTGAAACTGTAGCCTATCAGGAAGCATTAAGGTCTGCGGTAAGAAAACAGATGCAGGAGCAGAATCTATATATCCCCGGGTTAGAGAAAGGTGTAAAGCCAAGAAATAGAAAATCTGAGAGACTATTGTCTCTTGTACCGCTTCTTGCTAAGGGACAATTCTTTTTTAGACCGCAGGATATTGAAGCACAAGCTGAATTTCTATCCTACCCAAGGGGGAAACATGATGATGTGATGGATGCAGTATGGACTGCACTTGATGGTGCAAGACCCAGCAGGAGAAAGGATTTTACAGCAGTAGAAGACGACCTTTCTATGGGAAAAAAACTACTTGACTGGATGACATTATAAATAATAAATTCTTGACAGGATAATTATGGCTGAGAAAACTATACCTACGAAAAAATTAGTCGAAGACACGCATAACCTATTTAATGATTACTCAAACAATAGAGAGAAATGGGCTGTTCAAGCTCAAGAAGACCGTGAATTCAGACTAGGACAACAATGGACTAAAGAACAGGCTCAAACATTAAAAGAGCGTGGTCAAGCTCCAATTGTTGTAAATAGACTTCACCCCGCAGTTGAAATGGCTAAAGCTCTTCTAACTGCTAATAGACCTCAATTCAGAGTGTCTCCAAGAGAAGATAGTGATAATCAAGTAGCTCAGATGATAAATGGCTTACTTGCTTATATGTGGGATATCTCTGATGGAGTCACAGTTCTTCGTAATGTGGTGGATGATTACTATGTTTGTGGGATGGGAGCTATGATTTGTTATCAAGACCCTACTCGTGATAATGGTAAAGGTGAGGTTGTTATAAGGGATATTGACCCTTTAGATATATACATTGACCCTAACTCAAGGGATAGATTTTGTGATGATGCTGAAAATATCATCGTATCAAGGATGTTTACAAAGAATCAGGCTGAGAAGCTTTATCCTATGTATGAAACAAAAATTAGAAATGCTACATCAGATAGAAGTTCTGATAGACCCACTACGGGTAGAGAGCATGATGGTAAGGCTATATTCCCCGAGGATATAGAAACATTAACTGATTCTGCTTTAGGGAAATCTGATGAGTATGTGAGAGGCTATGAAAGATACTATAAGGAAATGGTATCAAGATATAGAATACATGAGACTTTTACCGGCAGGGAAGATGTAATGGACGATGACGAGTTCAGAGCATATTCTGAACAACCCGCTTGGTTAATAGAAGGAAGACCTTTTGTTAGACAAGATGTGGCTCAGCAAACAATGGAACAGTTATTACAGGCTCATGCTGAGATGATGCAACAGGCTCAACAGCAGAACTTGGATAAAAGTTCTTTACCACCAGAGCCCAAGATAGAACAGATTAGTATAGGTCAACTTATTGAAGAAGGACTAATAAAGGTTGTAGAAATCACTGTTTGTAGAGTATGTCAGGTTGTGATAATGGGAGACCAATTACTTTATAAAAGAGTAATGCCCGTAGAAAAGTATCCAGTAGTGCCATTTATGAATATTCACACTAGGACACCTTATCCTATGTCCGATGTTAGAATGTGTAAGGATATGCAAGAATATATAAATAAGACGCGTTCCTTGATTATAGCCCATGCCACTACAAGCACAAATGTAAAAATTTTAGTTCCAGCAGGTTCAGTTGATATGAGAGAATTTGAAGCTAAATGGTCTCAACCGGGTGTTGCTATCGAAGTTGACTTCGACCAAGGAGCTCCACAACCAGTTCAACCCCTTCCACTACCAAATGAACTATATCAAAATGAACAGACTGCGAAATCAGATATTGACCACCAACTTGGTCTTTATGAACTTATGATGGGTAATTCTCAAGCCGCCCCTCATACTTATAAAGCCACAGTATCAATTGATGACTTTGGTCAGAGAAAGATAAAATCAAAGTTGATGGACATTGAAGCTGGTCTGAGTAGGGTGTGTGCTGTTGCAATCCCACTTATGCAACAATTGTACCAAGAAGAAAAAGTTATCCGTCTGGTGCAACCCAACAATACGACCAGCGAATATTTAATAAATAAAAACTATTATGATGATTACACAGATTCTGTGCAAAAATTTAACGATATTGGTATTGGTAATTATGATGCTGTTATAGTAACGGGTTCTACATTACCAACTAATAGATTTGCTCAACTCGAAATGTATATGGATGCCTATAAGAATGGCATTATTGATAAAGAAGAAGTCTTGAAAAAGACTGAAATCTTTGATGTCGAAGGAGTTCTCCAGAGAACTGATACTATTGAACAACTTCAGGGTCAGTTACAACAAATGGAAGAAACCATAAAAGACCTCGAAGGGGATATGCAGAGTAGGGATAGAGAAAATGTTAACCTCAAACAAAGAGTTGAGGTGGAAAAATTCAAGTCCGGATTAGATAAGGTCTCGAACCGTGCGCAAGCCGCCGGGACAATCTATGAAAAAAGACTAGATGACGCTACTAGTGAAATAGCATCTGAAATTAGCAGAGCTAGAAAAGATGCTGGCAAAAAGAAGGATACCCCTAAAAGCTAGTTAGGGCTCCATATTGAGGAATACTGATATGTCTCAAGAAAATCAACAAGGTCAAGTAACAGATTTGGAGGATTCTCTGTTCACTGAACAAAGTGCAATTGATGAAGCTTTTAATCCTGTAGCTGACAATGTACCTGAAGCACCTGCTCCTATAGCAGAGGGCTCAGCCGTTGTGGATAACCAGATTAATTATGCTACCCCACAAAACAACGAAGAAGTTCGCTTCCAGTATTGGCAGTCAGAAGCTGACAAAGCCAAGAATGAGAATGAAAGGCTAAAGCAAACTGTAGAAATTTTACAGGATACTTTAAAAAGCCCGAATGCTCAGACTGGCGTTCAACCCGAAGTACAGGCATCGGAACCTGAACTCGAATCTTTTCGTAATGCACCAGAGAAACCGGCAAGACCTATGAACTTTAACAGAGCTGAGGCGATTGATGACCCAAATAGCCCTTCCGCACAATACATGGACCAGATGGACCGTTATGGTGATGAAAAGGATACTTGGAATTCAGAGAGAGTCGAGCATGAAGCTGACTTATTAAGACAGGAACGCGAGTCCATTCAGGATGAGCAACGAAGACAGCAAGAAGCTTATGCACAACAACAGCGACAAGGTGAGGAACTGAATGCAATTTCCCAACAAATAAAACAGCAATATGGTGCTAATGATGCCCAGATAGCTGATTTTGTAGAGAAAATGTCTTCCCCTGAATCCCTTAATGTTAATAACTTATGGAGATTGTACCAAATGGATAATGGACAGGTACCTGCACAACCAGCTAGTCAGCCCTCTCCTACATTCAACCAAATCCAGAGAGCACAATCAGTCCCAGCTCCAATGGGTGTGCAAAGTGCGGCTAATCCTGCACAGCATGCTAAAAAAGCTGAGGATATAATCATGGATGATTTGATTAGTGACTACAGAAGTAAAAATCCTTGGGGAAATAACTAAGGATTCTTAACATACACAGACATGGAGTAAAACATGGCTAACCAATATAGTATCTCAGCCGGAGGGAATATGAGTTCATCTTCTATCAATGATAGCAGACGAATGTATAACTTCGGTGAAAGAGTAGCTGAATTGGCACCCGCACAGTCTCCATTTTTTGTCTATCTCTCTAAAGTTGCAAAGAAGTCTACGGACGACCCAGTTTTCAAGTTTCTTGAACAGCGTCATCAGTGGCAACGGCGTAACTTTGAGATAGAAACAACCAACGAAGTAGCGTCTACTTATTCAGTAGGCGCATTTGCCTATTTAACAGGCGATAAAGTACTCGTTGACTGTCTCTATGACAAATATGGAAGAGCTGTAACGACTGCCGTTCAGCCTAACTTCCTGCTTAATAAGCAGTTAGTTCGCCTTGAATGTAAATATGCATCTGACGGTTCAACATATGCCGCAGGCGTGCATCACGCTACATTCAAAATAACAGCTGACCCTGACTTGGCATCAAGTGGAGTTAAAGCTGGTCTTATCCTTGAATTTATCGACCTTTCCTCACCGGGAGTTGGCGCAGTAACACCTGCCGCCGCTTCTAAGATTAAGGTAGAGGCAGACGGTAAAGGTCAGGTAATTGGTAGTGCTTTCGCAGAAGGCAGTACTGACCCTGAAGGTTGGAAAGACGAAATGTATGACCGAGAAGGGTATGTGCAGATTTTTAAAACTGCAATCCCTATGTTCTCAGGAACCGCAATGGCAACACGCTATCGTGGTAAAGCAGATGAGTACAAGAGAGTTTGGCAGGAAAAGTTGATGGAACACAAAATGGATATTGAGCATGCAATGCTTTATGGTATCGGTTCTGATGATTCTACCGCAACTGGTCCGATTAGGCGTTCTTGGGGAATTCTACCTTACACAGAGCGTTTTGGAAAGGTTAAATCCTTTACCTATGCGAGTTCTACTTATGATGATTTTCTAACTGCAATGGAAGATGTATTCGCACCAGAATCTGGTAATAGCGGAAACAAACTTGTACTTGCTTCTAGAAAAGTTATTACATGGTTGAACAAACTTGGTACTGATTCATTCTTGGGCAACACTGTCGCTCTTGGGCATACAGCAACTACCTCTGGTGGTTCTAATGCTTACGGCATTGATGTTCAGAATGTTAAAGGTGCATTTGGGCATAGCGTATCAACTGTAAACACAATTTACGGTAATCTTCACTTTGTAGCTGAACCTTTGTTCAGAGGCATGCATGAAGATTATGCAGTAATGATTGACCTGAAGAATGTGAACTATCGTCCACTAGCAGGTAATGGTGTTTCCCGTGATACCCATATTATAACCAATGTTCAAGACAACAATCTTGACGGAAGAAAAGATATCATCTTGACCGAAGCTGGTCTTGAGATTCAACTTCCTGAGACTCATTGTATCTTGAAGTGGTCATAGTACTAAACACTATTCTTAGGGGGCTTTTCGGAGCCCTCTAAGAAGCACGGAGGCAATAATGGCTAAAAAAGCTGAAACTAAAAAAACTGTAGTACCTGAGAAACCTAAGGAAAAAGCTCCTGCGGTTCCTACTAGAGGTGCTTACACAAAAAGGGGAAAATAGTGGCTAAGGGAATGGTCTTCTCTAATACTGTTGGTGGAAAGTTCCAATCTGGAACAGAAGAGACTAATGATGATAGTAGAAGAACCAAAACTTTAAAAACGAGTAAAAAGACAAAGACAAAGAACAGGAGTCAGTAATGGCAGGATTTATGAGTAGGTTAGGAGCCATGGTAAATCCCTTTGATGAAGAATCTAGGTCAAAAAGAGCAGATAGAAGTCAGAGGCAACAAGATTTAGGAAGTCAGTTTCATAATTATCCTATAGAACAGGCACAGATGGCACAGGAGCAGTATGAAAATGCGGCACCTCAGTCTGGTCCACCAAGCCCAGAAGCGGCTGGTAGGAGAGATGTGGCACAGACAACAGCAGAAGGTGTTATCCAGAAAGGTTCAGAGGGTGGACGAACTGGTATTGATATGGCAAATTTTGACCCTTCTAATGCAGAAAGCGTTAGACAGATGCAAAGAATGTTGAATCAAGCTGGTTTTAAAGACCAAAGCGGTGAAGCACTAGGCGAAGATGGAAAGATGGGTGCGAAAACTACTGCGGCTTTACGCAGAGCACAGGGTATGTATCGTGATGATTATGCAAATATGGGCGAACTAAAAGGCGGGCAAGGTGCTTTTGGCGACCAGACTGTGGATGATTATACGAGGATTAACCAAAAAGGTAAAGAACATCTTGCAGGTCGTGAAGGTCGTGGTGATAGTATTGTTCCAACTCATGACCCAGAAGGATTAGCTGGATGGTCAGGTTTGACTAACGAATATGCTGACTTTGAACCTAATACTAGGGAACGAGAACAAGCTGTTGGTTGGGGTAGAGGTAAGGCAAAAGGCATTGATGACGCAATTGAACAATCAGCACCTTGGTTAGCAAACTCCAGTGCCTACAGAGGCGCAAAGTCTGGAATCAAGAGTTTCTTTGATAAGGCTGGAGATAGCGATTATTAATGGCTGGATATAGGTCAAATTCACAAGGTTATGCTCAGTCCCGTATGGGTTCATACGGGGGAGACAATGGAGATATAGAAGCATCTAGGTCTAATCCAGAAGGTCTTTCTATGCGACAGCGAGGAAGTAAATTCAGAGATGTTGCTACTGATGCAATGCAGGGGAAACCACCTATGGCTGAAGCATTTGGAAAGGTTAGAAAATACTTTGGAGATAGGTTGTCAGCTATGAAAGAAAATCAGAATCCAACTACTGGTGATGGTTCAGTTACAAATACTGCTTTAACAAATGCAAACCCTAATATTGTAAAGGCTACGAATGAAGGGGCTCAAGATGGTGCCAGTATCATGGAAACAAAGATGGCTGACTACAGGAGTAGAGATGGTGGCAAAGGATGGGACCCTAGTGGTGAAGACTGGTTTGACCCTAGCCAAGCTGAACAATTTGGTTGGGTAGGTGGAAAATGGGGAGACCCGGTGGCTCAGCCAGCACATAATTTACAAAATTCGAGCGGTGGTGGGTTTGGTGGATTTAGCAATTTCTTAGCAGGTTTAAAAAATTAACAATGAGTTTTACTGCACAAATAGGATACTTAACTGGTGACGCATCTGCGAATGATGCTACAGTATTANCCAATGCTCTAAATGATGGTGTAAAAGAAGTCATTACAAAGGTTGCTCAAATCAACCCTTCATTATTGCATAGTATGAGTAGTGACCATGAAGCCACATCTAATACTGATTCAGATAATCAACTAACTGAAAACAACATTGTGTTAAATGTGACAAGGTATGATGCAACAAACACTATAACAAGAAATTGTACTCCAATTGATAAGAAGAATGTTGAGAAGGCAATAGATACTGATAGCTTATATTATGCTCCAATTACATCTCCTGTATATGTGGTAGATAAAGCTAGGGTACTTGTTTATCCAGTTCCTTCAGGTTCTGAGAAAGCAGTAATTACAAAGGTAGTTGCTGGGACTATTAGTGATGGCACAAATACTATCCTAAACATGCCAACCTATCTTCATCAACAGGTAGTTAGATTTGCCGCAAGGGAGTGCTTGATTTATAGGATAGGAGAGTTTACAAAAGAATTGCCAACAGATTTTAATGATACTACTGTATTCGATACAATCGCAGACTTCGATGATTCTATTGGGGTTACTACTACATTACCAAGTATCCATGCTGATTATCAAGATGCTGTAGATAAAGCACAGAACTTGATAGACGATGTCGCTAGTATAGGTGGGGATGTGAATACAGATGGTAGTGGTACGGATATATACTCAGCACAGAAATGGTTAATAGACGAAGACCCTGAAATGTTAAACGGAACCTTAAGTACTGCGGCTCAGGAATTACAAAGAGCACAGTCAGTACTTACTGGGTTTAATGCTGAATTGAGTAAATACCAAGCAGAAATTACAAAAGAAAGTGCTGAGGCAGGACAAGCATTACAAGAGTATCAAGCTAATTTAACAAAAAAAGTTCAGTCTTTTACAACATTAATTGGTAAAATCACTACTGACTATGGTTGGTTAGTGCAACAACTTGGAGTCGTTACTCAGCAGTTAGCTGAAGGATGGTCTGCAATTCAAATACCAGATATGGATTCCCAAGCTAAAGGCTTAGGAGGTGGAATAGGAAAATGAAGTTAAAAGAAATAGTAGAATTAGTCCAGCAACATCATCCTAATTTAGGTGCTCAGGAAATAGTTAAAATGGTTAATAGGGCGCAGGATGAGTACTGTTCCAGAACTAGACTCTTAGAAGACGCTGTACAATTTCCATTAGTACTAGACCAACGAGGTTATAGCCTCAGTGTCTCTGGTAACCCTGACCAGATTATGGAAATAAAGAGTGTAGATTTAGATGGTTCAACAATAAAGAAATTTTTAGGTAGACCATATAAAAGGGACTTAGTGTAATGGCAACAGTAAGACAATGGGTTTGGTGGACAGAGCGTGGTGCAATTTGGGTAGGGTATTACGATGAAACTAAGACAAATGCAGAACAATTTGCTTCTCCTGATTCAACGGTTGCTGGAAAGAACATTACAGTGTTCTATTACAAAAAGTCGGACCACTTTGCGTTACCTTCTGCGAGTGATGCTTGGGAGAGTCAAACTCCAGATATTCCAGAACAATTCCATGATGGATTAGTGAATAAGGCAATTGCAATAGGATATGAAAAAAGTCCACAAGGTTTACAAATGGCTCAGTACTTCAATCAAAAGTTTGAAGACGATGTCAAGAATGGTAGAAAATATGCTTATAGAGCAAGGACAGGAACATTTAAAGAGATAGGACAAACGGACTTCTAATGATTAATTACTTCAGTTTTGAGAGTAGCTTTGACTTGATAAATAAAGCCTTTGATAAGGTATTAAATGATGCTTTCTTTGATTCAGGGCTGTTTAGTACGGTAGCGGGATTGTCGCCGACAAGTTTTTCTACTGTTGGGACACCAACGAGTACAACTTTTAGTTCTGTTTCTGCACCTCAAACAACAACATGGAGTAGTGTATAATGGCTGGAAGTTTAAGTTACCCGAATAAGGTAAAAGATGTATATAAAAGTTTAGTTTTCTATAAGACAGGCGATGAAAAGTTTTATAGAGACAATGGTTCTAGTGATGTAGAATTAGATATTGGTGGTGGACATGCTGGTATAAATAATGATTTAGCTTGGTTAAAGTTTACTACAACAAGTACAGTTGGCTCTGGAAATCTATTTGAAATAATTAATAATACTGTATCTATGTTTAGTATAGACACTGATGGAACCGCAAAATTTAAAGGTCAGGCATCTGCCCCATCTTCTGTAACAAATGGAAGTCTCTATTATAACCAGACTTCAAATAAGTTATTTGTAGGAATAGATGATGGTGCTGGTGGAGGTGGAGCATGAGTAATTTAATAGCACAAAGATTTCCGGCATCAAGAGAAAAAGATACCAAGGAAGGGAAATTTAATGTCAAGGAGGTAGGTTATCTATTACAATTAGTAGAGGTAGGTAGTCATAATGGACAAGCATTAGAATTGGCTTTGATATGCAAAATGAAGTTACAAGAGATGCTTGACAGATTAACAAATCACACGGAGTAAATCATGGCAGTAACATGGAAGAAAGTGATAACGGCGAATGCTGAAGAAGCACTTGCGGCATCTACCGCCTTATCAATTAGTGGACAAACACTAACACTAACAAAAGGGGATGCGTCAACTGATACTGTGACTCTTCCCGATGATAACACAGAATACAGTGCAGGGACAAATATGTCTCTCGATGGAACAACATTCAGTTCAACTGATACTGTGTACACATTACCAGAAGCAACTTCATCTGCAAAAGGTGGAATAGAATTATTCAGCGATACTGACAATTCTGTTGCCGCTACTGCTGTAAGTGCCACAGCTAGTAGAACATACGGTCTACAATTAAACTCTGACGGACAGGGCGTTGTCAATGTACCTTGGACTGATACTGTTAATATGGGTACTGGATTTACAGTTACAGGGTCTAGTCTTGGTACGCAAACAACTATAACGCAGGGTGATTCATTAACTCTAGCCGCTGGAACTGGTATATCAACAACCCCAACATCTGATGGCGTAATCACAATTGCTAATACTGTTACTGATTCTAATTTAACTGACGAAGAAGTTGAAGACATCGTAGGTGCAATGCTTACAGGAAATACTGAAACAAATATAACTGTAACATATCAAGACGCTGACGGTACAATTGATTTTGCATCTACAGATACTACTTATTCAGAGGCAACTGGAAGTGCAGAAGGATTAATGTCTACTGCCCATCATGATAAGCTTGATGCTATAGAAGCAAGTGCGGATGTGACTGACGCTACCAATGTAGAGGCGGCAGGTGCATTGATGGACAGTGAACTAGCTGGTATTGCGGCAGTCAAAGCGACTACGGGTACTTTTCTATCAGCAGATGAAAGTAAGCTAGATGCTATAGAGGCTAGTGCTGATGTAACGGATAAGGCTAATGTTGCTACAGCTTTAGCATCACTCAATGGGGATGATACACTAACTATTGGTGATGCGGGGAATGATTGTACCATAAACATTAATGGTGACATGACAGTTTCAGGAACTACTACTACTGTTAATACAGAAACAATCAATTTGGCAGATAATGTTATTACTTTAAATAGTAACTATAGTGGTGCTTCTCCATCCGAAAATGGCGGTATCGAGGTTGAAAGGGGCACTCAGACTAATGCTGAGCTTAGGTGGAATGAAACTGATGATAGATGGCAAATTGCAATGGCTTTAGATAACTCTTATGTTGGCTCAGTAGATGTTAATGCTAGTGCTACTGCTCCTACATCAGAAGGGGGACAGGGTGTTGGTTCGTTTTACATGGCGGATGGTGTTCCTTACATAAGGGTTGAATAATTAAGCTAAGGAGGAACTATGAGAATAGAACTAACGCAAGACGAATTACAGATTGCAATACTTGCAATTGAGTCTATGACTATCAAGGGGAAGGACGCACCCCCTGTTGCAAAAATGCTTACTAAGTTGTATAAGTCTTTTGAAAAAAGCGCGACGAAGGAATAAAATGGAGTAAAGAATGGCTGTAACTTGGAAGAGAATATTAACATCAGATGATACTTCCTCTGGACCCACAGGTCCAACTGGGGCGACAGGAGCAACTGGAGGAACAGGACCAACTGGAGCAACTGGAGCCGCAGGGAGTGATGGAGACGATGGAGCTGACGGAAGTAATGGAAGCAATGGGAGTAATGGTGCCGCCGCAGGGTTCGGAACTCCTACTATAGTAACTGGGGCACCTATTTCCGTATCCGCTTCTGGACCAGACACAGCCAAAATATTTGCATTCCGTATACCAGCAGGTGCTACAGGTGGAACTGGACCAACAGGACCAAGTGGTCCAACTGGACCAACAGGTTCAACTGGAGGAACAGGACCAACTGGACCAACAGGAGCAACTGGAGCCGCAGGCGCAGATGGTGATGATGGCTCAGACGGTTCTAACGGTTCTAACGGGGCGGCGGCTGGGTTCGGAACCCCGACAATTACTACTGGAAGTCCTGTTGCGGTTTCAGCATCAGGACCTGATACAGCCAAGGTATTCGCATTTACTGTTCCAAAAGGCGACACAGGAGCTGGTGGTCCAACAGGACCAGCCGGACCAGCCGGACCAACGGGACCGACAGGCTCTACTGGAGTAACTGGACCAACTGGACCCACGGGACCTGCAGGTTCAGATGGTGATGACGGTTCAGATGGTGCGGCTGGGGCGGCGGCTGGATTCGG